AAGAAGTGCTATCCATTCTTCCCGACCTTACCAAATGGGCGAATGAGATAACTGCCTATGCGACAGATGCGGCAGTCAATCACGGTAAAGAGTGGCATGGTTTTAAGGTTGTGGAAGGTCGATCTGTTCGTAAGTATAAGGATGAAAATGCAGTAGCAGAAAAAGCTGTCATCAGCGGATATAAGGACATTTATCGTAAGAGCCTTATTCCTATGACAGAGATGCAAAAATTGATGGGTAAAACCAAGTTTGAGGAAATTCTAGGAAGCCTCATTTATAAGCCGCCGGGCAAGCCTACTCTTGTCCCCAAATCGGATAAACGACCAGCGATGAACGTAACTGATGCTAAAAACGAATTTAACGAAATTATGGAGGGTTAATATTATGGAAAACAAAACTAAAGTTATCACAGGTGTAAACACTAGGCTATCTTATTTTCACGGATGGGAGCCAGTATCTATCAATGGTGGCGCAGAAAAATACAGCGTATCTGTTCTTATTCCCAAAGACGATACAGAAACCATTAATGCTATAAATGCTGCTGTGGATGCAGCAATTGAGGAAGGTATCGCAAAATTTGGTGGGAAGAAACCAAATAAAGCGGCGATTAAGCTGCCACTGCGTGACGGAGATGTTGAGCGTGATGATGAAGCGTATAAGGGGCATTATTTTATCAATGCCAATAGCAAAACGGCTCCACAGATTGTAGATAAAAGTGTTAAGCCTATTATGAATCGCAGCGAGGTATACAGCGGTTGCTACGGCAGAGTTTCACTCAACTTCTATGCGTTCAACTCAAACGGTAATAAGGGAGTTGCTTGTGGCTTGGGTAATATTCAAAAAATTAAGGACGGAGAACCTCTTGGTGGGAAGACGTCTGCAGCAGATGAATTTTCAACCCTTGCAGATGACGAGTTCCTTGCCTAGTAGGAGCAGCGAGCTGACGGTGGTAGAGGTATTCCCTCTGCCACTTTTCTTCATTTAGGAATGGAGGAAGATATGAAAAACTTAGAAATTGATATTGAAACCTACTCATCGATCAGTTTACAAAAGAGCGGAGTTTATAGCTATGTGGAAGCAGATGATTTTGAAATAATGTTGTTTGGCTATTCTGTTGACGGTGGCGAAGTTAAGGTGATTGATTTAATGGCCGGAGAAAAGATACCTGGCGAGATACTGGATGCTTTAACTAATGAAAAGGTAACCAAGTGGGCATTTAATGCGCAGTTTGAACGTGTATGCCTTTCCCGCTATCTTGGATATCCTTTTGGAAGTTATCTAAACCCTTCATCTTGGAAATGTTCAATGGTATGGTCAGCCTATATGGGACTTCCTCTTTCTCTGGAAGGTGTGGGAGCCGTTCTTGGGCTTGAAAAACAAAAACTTACGGAGGGAAAAGACCTTATAAGATATTTTTGCATGCCGTGTACTCCTACCAAAACTAATGGTGGTAGAACTCGAAATCTGCCATGTGATGAATTGGAAAAGTGGCAGAAGTTTATAGCCTATAACAAGCGGGATGTAGAAACAGAAATGTTAATTCAGCATAGGCTTATAAAGTTTCCTGTGCCAGATGAAATATGGGATGAATACCATCTCGACCAGGAAATCAATGATCGTGGCATTGAGGTGGATATGGATTTTGTAAAGCAGGCGATTGCTGCAGATAAGATATCCCATACTAAGTTGATGAGTCAGATGCAGGAAATGACAGAACTTGATAATCCAAACTCGGTACAGCAGATGAAAGGTTGGCTCGCTGAAAATGGTCTTGAGACAGACACTCTTGGCAAAAAGGCTGTGGCAGAACTATTAAAGGAGGCACCAGATGATTTGTCTGAAGTTCTTAAACTCCGTCAGCAACTGGCAAAATCGTCAGTTAAGAAATACACGGCAATGGAGAATGCTGTTTGTGGGGATTCTCGTGCCAGGGGGATGTTTCAGTTTTATGGTGCAAATAGAACCGGTCGCTTTGCAGGAAGGCTTGTTCAGTTACAAAATCTACCTCAGAACCATATGAAAGATTTAAAAGAGGCACGAGGCATAGTAAAGAGCGGTGATCATGAAGCCCTAGAAATGCTCTACGATGATATACCGGACACGCTCTCACAGCTGATCCGCACAGCCTTTGTACCAAAAGAAGGCAATAAGTTTATAGTAGCTGATTTTTCAGCCATTGAGGCTCGTGTCCTTTCCTGGCTTGCAGGTGAAAAATGGCGAAATGAAGTATTTGCAAGTGGTAGTGATATTTATTGTGCATCCGCATCACAGATGTTTAGAGTTCCTGTTGAAAAGCATGGTGTAAACGCTCATTTAAGACAGAAAGGTAAAATTGCAGAATTGGCACTTGGATATGGTGGATCAGTGGGTGCTTTAAAGGCTATGGGTGCATTGGAGATGGGACTTGAAGAAGAGGAGTTAAAACCCCTTGTTAATGCCTGGAGGCAGGCCAATCCATACATCGTAAAATTCTGGTGGGATGTGGATAGAGAAGTAAAGAAATGCATTAAGGAAAAAAAGTCTCAAGAAGTTCAAAATATCAAGTTTCATTACATTAGTGGAATGCTGTTTATTGTTCTTCCTTCTGGCAGAAAGCTTGCCTACGTAAAGCCTCGTATTGGAGAAAACATCTTCGGTGGTGAATCTGTGACATATGAAGGTGTAGGTGGAACAAAGAAATGGGAGAGGATAGATAGCTATGGACCTAAGTTTGTAGAAAATATTGTTCAAGCCATCTCTCGTGATATATTGATGCATGCCATAAAGACTCTCCGTAATTGCAGCATAGTGGCTCATGTACATGATGAAATAATTATTGAGGCAGACCCTCAAATGTCTATCAATAGCGTATGTGAGCAGATGGACAGAGTTCCTTCCTGGGCAAAGGGACTGCTCCTTGATGCCGATGGCCATGAATGTGATTTTTACAGAAAAGATTAATCAAAGCATCAGATTTCACCTCCTGCCGTGGCTACCAGGTAGGAGGTGTTTTTCTATGAACATTATTGAAGTTAAAGATGGTTCTCCTATCAAGGGAGAAACAGAACCGATGACGGAAGAACAGTTACAGAGAGAATATGACTTTTATATCGCAGAGAGCATTGTCGGTGTGCTCCATAAAGAGGGCAAGATTACGGATGATGAATTACGCAAAATATCAGCATTAAACCGGCAGAAATTCTCTCCGAAGTTATCCAGTATTATGCCCTGAAACACTTGCTATTATTGGCTTTTAGAGTGATATATGTAATAGCAGAAAGTGAGGTGAGACGATGAAAAAGATAACGAAAATAGATGAACTGCCCAAATCACAGTTATCAAAAAACAAACTTCGTGTGGCCGCTTATGCCAGAGTTTCAACAGATAGCGATGAACAGCTGGTAAGTCTTAAGGCACAGCGGGAACATTATGAAAACTATATAAAATCTAATCCAGAATGGGAGTTTGCCGGACTTTATTATGACGAAGGCATATCAGGCACCAAGAAGGAAAAACGACCTGAACTTCTCCGTATGATTCGTGATTGTGAGAGTGATAGGATCGATTTTATTATTACCAAATCTATCAGCCGTTTTGCACGAAATACCATGGATTGCCTAGAACTGGTAAGGAAGCTAGTAGATATCGGGGTTTATATTTATTTTGAAAAAGAAAATCTGAATACGGGTGATATGGAAAGTGAATTAATGCTTTCTATTTTATCTGGGTTTGCTGCAGAAGAATCGGCATCTATTTCACAGAACACAATATGGTCAATTAGTAAAAAGTTTCAAAATGGCAACTACATTATTGGCACTCCACCATATGGCTATGCAAACGTAAATGGTGAGATGGTCATCGTGCCGGAAGAGGCTGAAATAGTAAAACGTATTTTTACGGAGTGCCTTTCAGGTAAAGGTGGAAGTGTTATCGCAAAAGGTCTGAACAGGGACAAGATTCCTGCAAAAAGGGGCAATCATTGGAGCACAGGCACAGTTAACGAAATGCTCCGAAATGAAAAATACAAAGGTGATGCTCTTTTCCAAAAGACATACACGGATAGCAACTTCACCCGCCGTATAAACAATGGTGAGAAGGAACAGTACTATTGCAAGGATCATCATGAACCTATCATCAGCAGAGAAGTATTTTCAAAGGCACAAAAGCTGATAACACAAAGAGCAAAGAATATGAGCAAAAACCTTAACAAGAAAGTATATCAAAACAGATATGCATTAAGTGGAAGAATCATTTGTGGAGAGTGCGGTAAAAGGTTCAGGAGAAAAACTAACTACTCTGTCGGTAGAAGCTATATTGCCTGGAGTTGCATGGGCCATATTGAAGACAAGAACAGTTGCTCCATGTTATTTTTACGTGATGGAGAGATAAAAGCAACATTCTCAACCATAATGAATAAGCTCGCATTCAGCAAGAAGATAATTCTGGAGCCACTTTATGATTCGATAAATAAGATTGATGAAGAATGCGACCTTGCAAGAATTGATGCCATAGATAAACGCATGGAACAATTAACTGAAGAACGCAAAACACTTATTGGTCTTATGATAAAAGGGTTTCTTGAACCGGCTCTTTTTAACAAGGAGCGAAATGCTCTGGATTTAGAGATAAAAAATCTTACTGTCGAGAAGACGAACCTAGTCATGTCATTTACGAGTGGATCTTCTCAGACAGACGAGGTAAAGAGACTTCTTGATTATGTGTCAGCAGACAAGTTTGATGGCAACTATACAGATGAGGCTTTTGAAAAGTTTGTAGAGAACATAATTGTAAATTCAAGGGATGAATTAACGTTTAAAATGAAATGTGGACTTTCCCTTATAGAAAAGGTGGTGAGATAAATGGCATATATACCATACGGATATACAGTTACGGATGGAGTTGTTACTGTCGATGAGAAGGCAGCAGGTCAGGTAAAGGAGTTCTTTGAAAAATATATATCAGGACTTTCCCTTACAGTAGCTGGTGAACAGGCAGGAATTGAAAAGACGCATTCAGTGATGGGGCGTATTTTGAAAAATGTCCATTATCTCGGAAATGACGTGTATCCGGCAATCATAGATAAAGAAACTTTTGATAAGGCAGAAGAGATTAGAAATAAACGTGCCAAGGACTTAGGAAGGATTGTAGAGCTTGCAGCTTTTACTGCTCCATCTCCTATAGAACGATTCAAGATGAGAAAAGCAGAAGGTAATCTTCCGAATGATCCCATTGCAAGAGCGGAGTACTTGTACAGTCTGATAGAAAGCGAGGTGTAATATGTGGCAGAAAAAAATATAACTGTAATCCCAGCTCGCAAAAGAGTTGGAAGTACAGCCGCAAAAGAAAAAATTAAGAAACTGCGTGTTGCTGCCTATTGCCGTGTTTCTACAGAAACTGAAGAGCAGAATTTAAGCTATGAAGTGCAGGTTGCGCATTATACGGACCATATAAAGAAAAATACTGAATGGGAGTTTGCAGGCATCTTTGCAGATGACGGCATTTCCGGTACTAACACTAAAAAACGAGAAGAGTTCAACCGCATGATTGAGGAGTGTATGGAGGGCAACATCGATTTAGTTATTACAAAGTCCATCAGTCGATTTGCCCGCAACACGCTGGATTGCTTAAAGTATATTAGACAACTCAAGGAAAAGAACATAGCAGTATATTTTGAAAAAGAGAACATTAACACAATGGATGCCAAGGGCGAGGTGCTACTTACCATTATGGCCTCTCTTGCACAACAAGAAAGCCAGAGCCTTTCGCAGAACGTTAAACTCGGACTTCAATATCGCTACCAGCAAGGAAAGGTGCAGGTCAATCACAATCGATTTATGGGATACACAAAAGATGAAGAAGGCAACTTGATTATTGTTCCAGAAGAGGCTGAAATCATTAAACGTATTTACAGAGAGTACCTTGAGGGGAAAAGTCTAGCGGGCATTGGTAGGGATCTTGAGAAGGACGGTATTTTGACAGCTGCAGGAAAACCAAGATGGCGACCGGAGACCATAAAGAAGATTCTCTTGAACGAAAAATATATCGGGGATGCCCTTTTGCAGAAGACTTTCACCGTGGATTTTCTTACAAAGAAAAGAGTC